ATATACTGAATTATTTGGTAAAACAAATAGATTAGGAATTTCTTTTGGAGCAGGTTCTATTGCATTATTAAGTAATTCTATATTAACGACTGAAAGAACATACACATTTCCTGATGCAAGTGGTACAATAGCATTAGTTGGTGGTAGTGGTGTAGGAACAGTTACAAGCGTAGCTGCTTTAACAATAGGAACAAGTGGAACGGATTTAAGTTCAACAGTTGCAAATAGTACAACAACTCCTGTAATTACTTTAAATGTACCAACTGCGAGTGCAACAAATAGAGGTGCTTTATCAAGTGCGGATTGGACAACATTCAATAATAAACAAAGTGCATTAACTAATCCTGTGTTAGCAAGTGGAAGTTGGACATCGGGATATTTACCTAAAATAAATGGTACATATACAATAGGGAATAGTTTAGTTTATGATAATGGAACAAATATATTAATTGGTAAAACAACAAGCACAGGTGGATTAGTCCAAATTAGTAATGGTACAAATATGTACAATTTTGACTATGACGCAAGTGGACCATACTTTACAACTGTAAACAATGCTAATACTGTTTACAAAAGATTTACTTTAGATGCAAGTGAGTTATATTTTAATATTTCTGCAAGTACTAAAATGTATCTAAATTCTTCAGGCAATTTAGGATTAGGAGTTACACCGAGTGCGTGGCAAGTAAGTTCAGGAAGACAAGCAATTGAAATTGGTTCTGCTGGTAATTCAATTTGGGGATATGGTGGGGAAATGCGTGTAATGATGAATAATTACTATAATGGAACAAATTTCACTTATGGAACTACTGGTGCAGCAAGTATTTATGAACAAGGGTCAGGTTATCATATTTGGTACAACGCCCCTTCAGGAACGGCAGGTAACGCTATAACCTTTACCCAAGCAATGACATTAACGGCAGCAGGTAGATTATTAATAAATACTCCTACTGAAAGTACTTATCAGCTAGATGTTAATGGTACAGGAAGGTTTAGTTATGCTGATAATTCGTATGGAGCAGGTTTGACTATTAAAAATACAACTAATAATACAGCTGCACAATCAAGAATTAACATTGCAAATAGTGCTGATAATCTATTAGTATTAATTAAAAATTCACCTTCGGTAAATAGTGGAGTTGCTTATGTTGGTACAAGTAGTACTGAATCATTAACATTAGGAGTAAACTATGCTACTGCTTTAACCATAGCATCCACAGGAGCAGCTACATTCTCTAGTGATGTAAACGCAAGTGGTAAATTTAAAGGTAGAACAAGTGGTAGCGGTGTAGCATTTGAAACAACTAATGCAGTTGATGCTGATTTTACTATTGAAACTGTAAGTGGTGGTACAACTAAAATTGGTACAAGTGGAAATAAATTAGCAATAAATAGTGGTGGAGGCAATGTATTAATAGGAACTACTGATGATGGGGGTAAAGTTGTATCTTATACCACAAACGCTGCAACACAATTTAAAGCAGCAGGAACTGCACCTGCAATTACTTTTAGCAACACAGTTCTTTCACCAACAATAGGAGGTGTATTAGGAGTATGTACTGCTGCAAGTCAATTCTTTACAGGTACTGCTTCAAGTGATATGGTTCTTGCAAATCAATTTACCGCAGGAGCATTAATATTTGGAACAAGCAATGTTGAGAGGGTAAGAATTTCGGCAGCAGGATTGGTTGGAATTGGTACAGTTACTCCTGCAAGAATAATACATACTTACGGAACTGGAGCAGGGGCAGAATGGATTTTAGAGGATAGTGCTTCAAGTGCAAATGTTAAAAAATTTAATGTATTAGTAGCGAGTGGTTTAACTCAATTTAGGGGATTAAACGATGCCAATAATGGAGGTACAGTTTGGTTATCAGCAAATAACTCAACAGGGGCGGTTACATTATCTAACCTTGCAGGTACAGGAAGTAGAGCAGTATTAGCAGATGCAAATGGTTTATTATCAGCACCTGTTTCTGATATATCAGTAAAACAAAATATACAAAGCATTGGTTATGGTTTAAATGAAATTCTTAAAATGAATCCTGTATGGTTTTATTTTAATGAAGGATATAAGAACTATGGTGAAGGCAGACAAAATGGTAATATAGCACAAGAGATGAAAGCAATAATACCTGAAGCGGTATTTACTACACCATCAACAGGAAAGATGGGTATTAATTATGACCAATTACACGCAGTATATATAAAGGCAATTCAAGAATTAAAAGCAGAAATAGAAACTTTAAAAAATAAATAAAATGAAAGAAATTCAACCGATTCAAATGTGGCAAAATGGTGTATTCGTAGAAGCAATCTACTTAAACGCTTATGCAGTAAATGTAACTTTAGGAACAAGTGCAACATTTTCTTATAATATTTTAGATGCTGCTCAACAAAGATTACAAGATGGTAACTTAACAATGACAGGAGAAGATTATGCTAAATGGGGAGTTAACGACCAATATGCTTGGGAGTTCGTAGCTACAAGTTTAAACCTTACAATCATAGGGGATTATGTTCCGCCTGTACCTGAAAAAGTAGAAATACCTGCTGAAACAATAAATTCTATTTTAGCAGATTTAAGACAAGATGCTCCTATTGATGAAATTGTAACCGAATAGTACTAATTTTGGCAAAACCAATATTATGAAAACTGCAATGCAAGAATTAATTGATGAAGTTAGAAAATTAAGAAAAAATGGATTTAGTGTAGATGATAAATATTTGCAAGGATTACTTGAAAAAGAAAAAGAGCAGATAATATATGATTATATGAATGGTAAATATTATCATCAATATGAAGATATTACGGCAGAAGAATATTACAACCAAACCTATAACAATTAACTATATTTGTAAAAAATCAAACAATGCAATTTAAACAACTCAACACCCTAGTCGCATCAATTAATGCGGTTATTGGTTCACAAGAAACTAAAGTTCAAAAGAAATTATTTAAGATTTATGAAAAAGTCAAATCCCACCACGAAAGTTATCAAGCCCAAGTTGAAGAACTCCGCCTTGATAACGCATCAACCGATGATAAAGACATTTTATTATTGGATGAAAAAGGTGGTTACAAGTTTACTAAAGAGAACATCAAAAAGCTAACTGCTCAAGTTAAAGAACTAGGGGAGAAGGAGTTTGAGTTTAAGCCTATTGAAGTGGTTAATTCTTCAGGACTTAAAGAATTTACATTCCTTCAAGATTGGACAACAGGTATCGCATTTATAACAGAAGAAGAAGAAGAGTTATAATGAAGTTTATTAAGAACAATATTTTGTTCATAGCCATAGTACTACTTGTATTGTGGCTATATTTTTTGGTTAAACCTACCTATATAAAGACTCCTCTTGACTTGTCTAAATATAAGAAGGTACAAACCATACATGATACCTTATATGCAAAAGTGTACATAAATCGGTACAGAAAAGGGGATTCTATACCTTATAAGGTCATAGATACCTTATATACGCATATATCCGATACGATACGCATAATATCCGATTACAACCAGGTTAAGGCTTATTCCGACACTATTAAGAAAGATTCTAATATCTTTGTAATAGATGATACTATCAGCCAAAATAGGATCATCAGTAGAGGATTTAAGGCAGATATAACCCAAAAAACCATCGTTGTAAGAGAGTTCTACGCTAGTAAACCGACTAATACCCTTTATTGGGGCATTAGAGGCTCATACAGACCACTTGTAGGCTTGGAAGTACTAAGTCCTTCCTTGATGCTAAGTGTCAGAAATAAGGCTCTAATAGGCCTTAGCGTAGATATTAGTAAAAATTATAATATAGGATACTCTGGTGGTATCTACTTTAAAATAAGTAAAAAATGAATTTCTTTAGGAAAATGGTGTCAGAAGATAAAGAGGTATCCTCTAAAAGAGTAGCAGGAATATTCGCTTTAGTGAATGGTGTGGTGTTAGCTTACCTATCTATAAAATACGATATTAAAGAGTGGTCGTTTAATGGCTTATTAACATTCTCAGGTATTGCACTTGGGCTATCAACAATTAATCAAATCTTTGAAAAAAAGCCTAATGCATAGTATCTCCGATTCTTCCGAAATATCTTCGGTTGGTATAGCTTCAACAGTTATCTCATGGTTATCCTTTATGGATGTTGTAAAGGTTAGTCCTTACACACAACTTATCGTTAATGTTTTGTCCATGGTATGGTTGTCGTTACAAATATATAACTTCGTTAAAACGAAGATTATAAAAAGTAAGAAATGAAATTATCTAAACATTTAGATTTAGCAGAAGTTACTCGTTCAGAGTCCGCAAAGAGAGAGGGTATAATCAATATGCCTACTCCAGAACACTACGAAAACCTAAAGGTAATAGCAGAGAAAATATTTGAACCAATCAGGGAACACTTCGGAGTTCCTATTTTAATTTCTAGTGGTTACAGGTCAGAGGCACTTAATGTTTACATAGGTGGAAGTAGGTCATCGGATCATAGCAAAGGCCGTGCACTTGACCTTGACATGGATGGTTCATCTAGCGGAGTTACTAATAAAATGATATTTGAATTTATAAAGGATAATTTAGACTACGACCAGTTAATAAATGAATATGACTTTGGATGGGTTCATGTTGGTTATAGGCTAAATGCGAATAGGAAACAAACCTTGAGAGCAACCAAAGTAGATGGCAAGACTACTTACTCGACTTACTAACCAAAACAACCAATATGAGCAAAACCAAAAATGTGGGTGTCATAGGCGATACCCATTTTCCTTTCTGCCATCCTAAATACCTCGACTTTTGTTATGAGGTATTCAACAAGTTCCAATGTACCGAAATAGTCCACATAGGAGATGAAGTGGACAATCATGCTATTAGCTTTCATGAGCATAATCCTAATGGGGAGTCTGCTTCTAAGGAGGCTATTATGGCTATGCAACAACTTAACATTTGGTACAAGCGTTTCCCTAATGTAAAAGTCTGTATAGGTAACCATAGTGCTTTACATAAAAGAAAGGCATTAGCGAACGGATTACCAGAGAGATTTATCAAATCCTATGAAGATGCTTGGGAAGCCCCTAGAGGCTGGAAATGGAGCTTAGAATGGGAAATAGATGGTGTTCTATATACCCATGGTACAGGATCATCAGGACAAGCAGGTGCAATCAATAGAGCAAGAGATGCAAGACAATCAACTGTAATAGGTCATATTCACTCCTTTGGGGGAGTTTTGTACTCCTCAAGTGATAAGGATATGATATTCGGTATGAATGTGGGTTGTGGCATAGATATCAATGCCTACGCAATGGAGTATTCACGACCTTTCCCCAAACGACCAACATTAGGTTGTGGAGTTGTTTTAGATGGCGGTAGAATTGCTATATTTGTACCCATGCCATTAGGAAGCAAGATAGTAAGGCTTCCAAGCAAAAAGTAGGTTAAATCCGTTATAACATAAGTGTATATTTCATTGATAATCAATGATGTGTGCACTTTTTATTTCTATAATAATTAAAGCGTAAATTTGTATGAAGACCAAAGCGGAACTAGAAATCGATGAGTTGATGAAAAAAAGGGATGAGTTGGAAGTAAGATTGAATTTAATAGTTCAAAAGCTTAGGTTAACAATAATAAAACATAGCATATTAAATGTTACTTCAAATAACACAATTAACGGAAGATGATAGTTACGAGTATGGTGATGGCACAGAGCCATCAGAAGCTTGGATAAATATCCATTTGGTTGAATCCGTTACAGATGATGAAGAGGATAAAGATAAGTGCTATGTGTATATGCAATCACAGGACTACTTCTATATAGATGAGAGCTCAGACTCTTTTATTAAGAGATATCAAGAGGCTTTATACGGAACGGTGTTAACTAGATTCTACGATAAAACAAATAGGCAAACATAAGAAGCTCTCTCATAGTTGGTGGTGTTTTGGTTTCCCCTCAGGTAAAAACTGGGGGGTTTTTAATAAAAAGTCCCATCGTAGAAACGACAGGACTTACCTTTATTTCAAAAAAACACACAAAACTATTTTTGTTTATACTCCTTTATAGCGTAAGTAATTAAACCTACCAAAGTAAGTACATATAATGATCTACTAAACCAATTCCAAGTAAGAGGGTTAAACTCATTCATAATAAATGCGAATGGTAAATAAACTCCTATGAGCAAAATTAATAAATTAACTACTACATCTTTGTAATTTGTTTTCATAATCATTTGTTAAAATGGTAAATTTTTAGCTGGTTGGCCATCTTTAACCCAAGTGTCAAGCTCGATATAGAAACCTGCTTCTCCTGGTGTAGATCCTTTCTTTTCTTTAATAAGGATATTAGCCCAACCATTATTAGTTGCTGCAAAATCATTCATCTTCTTTAAGTCATCGGGGCCGAATGCTACTTTTTTAAATTCCCCAAATGCCGTTTTTAATGTTTGTGACCTTCCTAGGAAAATCTTTTCTTTACCTGCTGCCATGTTATATATTTTGGTTATTAAATACTACTGTTATTCTTTGGTTCTGCCTTTGCGTTATGTAAGATTACTTTAAGCTGAGGTCTATGCTTTGTATCTATTGCAAAATCTACCAACACCTGATGCAAAAAATCATAGGTTTCTTGTGTAAACTCATCCTTTGCTTTCTTAACTGTCTTAGGTGCTTTTTCTATCTTGTTTTCTATTTCTATCTTTTCCATTTTACTTTGTTTTATCTGCCTTGGCCTATGTAACTTTTTGGCCTAGGACTATGTTTATTAAATGATTTCTTTGCTCTACCTCGTTTCCTTGAGCCGAAGCTCACCTTTGATGAACTCCCAGTCTTGACTTTCGCCATCTTGATTATATATTTTAACTATTATTGATTCATCTCTAATCTGCTGACATAACATTGCAGTTCCTCCTGCCATAGCTAACTGCTCTAAAAAAACCATCTGATCCGAAGAGAGTCTATCAGCAATGGCTTTAATCTCGCAGCAAACAAAGTGACCATACTTCTTACTATAACCAATGATGTCAGGAACTCCTTTCCTTCCTATAAATGCTCTGCCTCTAACTGCTAAGTTATTATTCCTCCATACTTCATTGCCATTATCCTTTAGATAATCCATCATCATCTTTGTTAAATCACTTGCAGATATGTAGGCCATGTGCCAAAATTACAATATATTATTAATATATTGTTAGTACCACCTGATAAGTTCTTCTGTTGGCATCTTAACATACTTGATTTTATCCTTCACTTTTATCTCACCTATTCGCCAGTATCTCCTTGCTTTAACCCTTAAAAACTCTGCTCTTATAAAAACTATTCTATCTCGTAAGTCTAAGTTAAACGCAAAGAACTCTGCTCTTGTGTCACTAATGCCACTAGGTTGGCCATCGTTCTCGTATTCAAGTAGGAAGTACTTTTTCTTTAGTGCTTCGGTTTGATGTATAACAATAACCTTGGTGCTTTTAGCAAATAGTTTAATAGCCTGGTAAGTTCCATCCTTAGCCTTGGCCTCTTCTATCTCAAACTTCCTTCTATTTCTGTAACCTTTGGCCATTTCTTAATTGTTGTTGATTCTCTAATCTCAAAGTAATCTGTATCTTCTAAGTCAGCTAGTAAGAGGATTTTTAGTACTTGTAAATCAGCAAAGTCTAGCTTCATTTTTTGTTCTCCAATCTTAATGATATAACCATCATCAATAACTTTAATTGTTCCTGCTTTTTGACCATGTAAATACTCAGCCCATTCGCTATTGTTAGAATATAGACATACTATTTTATCATCATCCAACCTTAAATTGTAATCGTGTTCTAACGGATCACCGAGATTATTGCTTACATATACTTGTTTCATATTATTTGTTTTGGTTATAGGTTTGGTTTTTCATCAAAATAATAAAGGTCTAAATCATTTTGGCAATCATAGAGGTAGTTAGCGTGTAGTTTATCTGCTATATATAAACCAACATCTTCTACTGCTTTACATATTTCACAAGGACAAGTTGATGCGGTTCTATAAACCTTTTTGCCTATCCTTTCTTTATACCATTCTAAATCATGCTTGTTCATAGGTTATTTGTTTTATAGTTGATAATCTTCAAATTTCATTGTTTCTGGTAAAAATCTTAGTGCTATATTCTTTGTTGATCCGTGGCGATTCTTCTCGACCTTACAAACTACTAAATCATTAGTAGCATATTCTTTTCCACCAATCTCAATAGCTTCTGTCATCTCGTAGTAATGTGGTCGCATAAGCATAATAACTGCATCAGCATCTTGTTCGATAGAACCTGACTCCCTTAAATCGGATAACTGAGGCATCTTATCTCCTCGTTCTTCTACTCTACGAGATAATTGAGATAGGGCGATAATAGGTACTTCCAACTCTTTAGCAAGGGCTTTTAGGCTTCTACTGATGTAGCTAACCTCTTGCTCTCTGTTTTGGTTTGATTTGCCTGTACCACTCATAAGTTGGAGGTAGTCAATAAAGATTACCTTGATTCCATACTTTTGCTTTAAGATGGTGGCTTTTGCTCGGAGTTGTGTTACACTAATACCGCCCATATCTTCAATGTGGATAGGTGAGGTTAGTAACAAGTCATCTGTCTTAAGTAAAACCTTTCTTTGTGTAGCATCCAAAGTATTCATTCTAAGCCATTTTAAAGGCAGTTGTGAACCGATTGACTCTAACCTTTCAACTAACTGTTCGGAGCTCATTTCAAGGCTAAAAACAGCCAAAGGAACGCTATCTAAACAAGCTAGTTGGTAGATACTAGAAAGCATAAAGGCGGTCTTACCCATCCCTGGTCTTGCAGCTACGATTACTAGGTCAGGCTTAACCCATCCGCATAGGGTATTGTTTAATTCCTCGAATCCTGTGTTAAATCCTAGTAAGCTACCCTTTTGTGCCATGTCACGACTGTAGTTAATTGACATGATAATATCTTCCATCATCTTCTCGTATATATTGCCAAACTCTTGTAGCTGAATGAGTTTTTTAGATACCTCGGCCATAAAGTCTATCGTATCTTCCTCGCCATTGGTCGCCCCAACCACAAGCTCTCCACCCAAAACCACCAACATCCTACGCTTATAGAGTTCTATTATTAACTCTATATGGGCTTCTAGGTGAGCAGTTGATACCACATCTTTAGT